GAGGAACACCTGTTTTTTCTGATTTTGTTTCTGCTGTTTTTTTAGGTTTAACAGCTTTACTTAATCCTTCTTGTTCTTTAGAACGTTTGGTGGTTTCAGATCTAACCATTGATTCCACATCATTGGCTTTTAATTTTGGTGGAACGGCAGGAACTGATTCTTTGCCAATTTCTTTTTTTACACCTTCAACATGCTCTTGAACCATTTTTTGTTCAGGAGAAACAGTTTCTGAAGGGGCAGAAACATTTTGACCTGTAGGATTATTAAAACCTGTGTCAACAGGGGGCGCCATAGTAGGCTCAATGCCATTATGAGTTACTTGTTCTTGACCATTAACACCTGTATTTTTTCTAAGCAATTGATTTGCCAATACAGCAGTTCCCCAAATACCACCCAAAGTGCCAGCAATATTCCAAAAATTAGCGCCACCAAGGTTATCTCCTAATGAGCTAACAGCAGAAGGAGCTTGTGGAGCAGGATTTGCTTGATTTAAAACTTGTTGTGCAGAAGCTGCTTGTTGAGCCAATCCAGCAACATTAGGTTGAGGCAAAGCCTGAGGTTGTTGTGCAACAGGTTGTTGTTGAACAACTGTTTGAGGTGCTTGCTGTTGAGCAACAGGTTGCGGTGCAGCTTGTTGAATTGGAGCTTGCTGAGTATTGGCTAAATTGCCAAAGAGAAACTTCTCTTCTTCAGGTGTCATTTTTTACGCTCCAATTTGCCATTTTTGTAAACATACACATTGTTTGCATCATCAGCCCACAAATCACCCTCATTGATAGCAGGAGAATAATTTGGATTGATTGCTTTTTGTGTAGTGTGATTGAATTTGTTTGTCAATGCTTTGTAAATATCAGAATTTACAAATTGATCATCAAGTTCTTTTACGTCAACTGTTTTGCCAGTTTTAACTTGCTCACGTGCGGCTTTGTACAGCAATTCATTACGAGCAGCCAACAAAGCATTGTTATGTTTTTGAGCAACCAAAGTAGCCAAAATCTTTTCAGGACCTGTAATTGAAGGATCAATTTGAGCAAGGTCAATAGCGCCGGGAGGCAAAGCACTCAAAGGAATGCTTTTCATATTGGCTTCATTTTGTGCATTCAATGATTGAACGCGCATGAAATCTTTAAAGTCTTCAGGGCTACCAATGATGCTTTGAATTTCTTTTTCAATTAAAGCACGTTGATTAGCTTGAACTTGATTGGTATTTGATGCTCCAGCAGTTTGAGCGTTCCCTTGTGAAACATTAACGCCGCCAGTATTACCTGCTGTATTAGAAGATCCAGCTCCGGCACTAATTCCACCACCAACTCCGGGAGGAGCAATTCCTTCTCCATTACCGTTGTTTGCACCAAGTTTTCCACCAACATTTGCACTATTGGTTTGTGTATTTTGTGTTCCTGTATTTGCTGAACCTTTATTTTCAGCAGACGTACTTGATGTTGTTCCGGAAGTTAAATAGCTTTGAGTTAAGCCAAACAAACGAGCACGTTGCTCTGCTGGCAAAGAAGCAATCCGGTTATAAAGAGCAGGATTCTTTTTAATTAAACCAATTTGCTCATCAATATTTCTATTTGATGTGTCAGCAATTCGAGCAGCGTTATAAGCGTTGTTTACAACTGTGCCAAATTGATTTGCAAGACCGTTGTTAATTAACGTTGCATTGGTTTGTCCATTAATCCAAGGCAATGTTTTAAGAGCTTTTTGATCAGTATCAGTAAAAACACCGCCACGAGCTTCAAGCTCTTTCATTTGGCTTTCTGAAAGTGCTTTGCCATGACGATCAAGAATCCGTCCATTAAAGCCACGTTCATTAGTTTCTTTGTAATACAAGTTGCCATTTATATCTCTGGCTTCATTTTGAGATACGCCGCCACCGTTGTACCATTTGTAAGCTTCTCCTACTTTCCCTTGAAGCAAACTGATAAACATTTTCCCAGCTTGCATTTGTGCATTTGGATGGAAATCTTGCGTATCTTCGGTTTGTTTTTGAACATTTTCAGCCAAACGAACACGAGCTTCAGGCGTAGAAGCATGAGAATCTTGAACGATTTGTTTAAAACGTGGTTCGTAATCAAGTTTTACTTGAGCAACACCAGATTCTTGAGCAGGATTACGTGGAGTAACCGTCTCGGTCATCTGTTCTAAAGGAGGAGCAACTCCATTTTGGTCAGCCATGTTTATTCCTCAAGTCGATTTAAAAAAGAATCTGATTGGGCAGAAGCGCCTGTCACAGCACCAACCACATTTCCTTGACTTAATTGATTAAAAGAATTCTTTACGGTGCTTATGCCAGATTGAACTTCACCAACTGTAGATTGAATTGGAGCAACCACTTTTTGTTGATATAGCTCTTGGATTGTTGTAGCAGGAGGAGGAACAGCAGTTCCAGCAGGCGTAGCAGCAAAATCGCCTGTTTTGCGATCCATGCCAGCATATTGCGCCCAATCAGAATAATTGTCTGGAGCACCGAATCCGAATTGAAAAGAAGATGGCATTTCAATTCCTTAAGAAAGTTTAAAGCCTTTGCCAGAACTATTATTAGTTCCAGTAGAGCTTTGAGTGCCAGCAAAATTCGGTGTTGTATTGCCTTGAGGAATGCCGAACACAACAGAAGCATAATTTCCATACGCATTCTGAGGTGCTGTAGCCGCTGTAATTGCATTTCCAGCAGATGTTTGAGCATTTTGGAGATTTGATGTACCACCACCATACAAAGATTGAGCAGCAGCCAAACGATTAGCCTCAATACCTTGCTGTGTCTGTGCAGCAATTGTTCCCAAACGTTGAGTATTCAAGCTATTCAAGTTAGCGTTAGCCAAAGCGGCACGAGAAGATCCAAGTTCACCAGCAGCGCCATACGATGCGTTTTGACCACCAACAGCTTCACGAGCAGATTCCATAGCTGGCTCAAGAGCAGCTTGGACTTGTTGTTGTTCGTATTGAGGGCTAAATACTGAAGACAAACCTTGCTGGCCTTGAGCAAGACTTGTTAGGCCAGACAAAGCCTCCGCACCTGCCGCTCCAGTAGACAGCCCTTGAGCTGTATTGGCAGCAGATTGAACGTTAGGAGCCACTTGACCATAAACGTTTTGAGCGCCTGCAACCGTATTTTGGTAAGCAGGAAACGCTGTGTTTGTCAGAAAGTTTGTTTGTGCTTGTAATGCAGCCGTCTGTTCAGGCGTCATTTGCACCTGATTAGATTGACTGCCTGATGATTTACCGCCACCCATATTAGGCTCCTTTAGACTTTCCACCCATCATAGGGGGTTGCTGTTGCTGAGTATTATCCCATTGTCCTACAGTATTGGAGTACTGATTTTGAACTCCAACTTGAGGCTGTCCAGATGTTGCTGAATTGGTTATAGCACCATTAGCGCCTTGTGAAGCAGGACTTTGGCCTTTTCCGGTTTGACCAAAAGTTTGATTTGATTGAATTTGAGCTTGTTGACCCATGATGCACCTTAAAGGATTTCTATTTTTTTCAAAATGATTGCGCCATCTTGGTTTTCAGTTCCAGCAATCAAGTCAAATTCTTGTGCGCCATCTCTTGTTAAACCTTTAGACAACAAAAGATGCCCTGATCGACTAACAACAAATGAATCCCCAAATACATTTCCCAATGAATCAACAATTGTTATCTTGGCAATAACTGAATATCGTATTGTAGATTGTTCAGTTAATTTTGAAATTAAAACATTAGTTATTGTATAGTCGCCGATTTTTATAGGCGATTGCACATTCCAAGTGTTGTAATTCCAGCCAGAGATTGGGTCCACAGTAGGTAAAACGATTTTTTTGCCTTTAGGATCTGTTGTGTTGTCAACAACTTCGTTTGTTTTGCCGGGAATTGTGATGATTTGATTTGTTCCACGCCAAGGATTAGGAACAGCACCTTCACTAGAAAACACAATTGACTCATTGCCATTTGAATCTTTAACCAAAGTATATGGATAATCCCAAGGCAAAACTTGATGAACAATTTCACCAGCTTCACTTAATACAACGTATTGCTGAGGAATGTCATATTGAAAATCAGACAGAATTGGATGCTGATCGCCAACAAGTAAACCTGCTTCAATCTCTCCTATTTTTGTCAATGTGATTCTGGTTGTCATAGCATTTCTCAGTTAAAAGCGGCTGCTGAATAATTTGGCATGTTTTCTTCATCAACAATTACTTGACCGTCTTCATCCCGCATGGCAAACACGCAATAATAAACAACACCGTCTTCCAATGCTGTAAATTTGTGATGATGGTTTTTTTCAATGGTTATAAAAGTTGGAGCAATAAACTCTTTAGGTTCATAACCATCAACTTCTACCAATACAGATCCTGTTGCCAATAAAGTCACATGATCAAAATTGTGTGTATGGCCGCCATCATTTGTATAACCTTTTTTATGCAGATAATGACTTCTTACCCATACGTTGCCAAAAAACCCCATTTCACCAACAGAAGCAAGTTTGTTGATGTTAGGTGTTTTATTAACTTTGATTTCTTGTGATGATAATTGTTTCATATTAATACTCAATAATCACAAATCCAGAGCCACCAGAAGAACCGCCTCCGCCTCCGCCTCCTCCTCCTCCTGAGTTAGCGGGTGCTGATGTATTAATTGCAGTTGCAGCACCTACAAATGTTCCTCCACCACCATTACCAGATAAAAATGTATATCCACTTAACACTACACCACTACCTTGCCCGCCAGTAACGTTAATATCTCCTCCGGAAGCAGAGCCACCTGATCCAGAATAAAGAATAGTACCTCCGCCACCACCATTACCGTAAATTGAAATACCAGTTCCAGTAACTGATGAAGCTCCGCCTGTTGAAGATGCGCCACCACCAGCACCAACAACAACCGTGTAAACAGTGCCGGGAGTTACTGTAAAAACACCTATAGCCCCGCCGCCACCTCCGCCTCCACCAGCAGCATATCCATAATACGCATTACTAGCAGCGCCACCGCCACCGCCTCCCACTACAGTAATTTTTGCTTTATAAACATAAGGCGGAACTGTCCAAGAAGTTGTGCCAGTTGCATAAAAAACTTTAATATTGATACTGCCAGCAATAATTTGCCCAACAGCAATATTGTTAATGTTATTAACAGTAATCGTATTAGTGGCAATATTAGATGCTGTAATTGTTGTTGCAGCTATGTTTGTACCAGTAATGGTACTAGCGGCAATGCTAGTTCCAGTAATACTGCCAGCAACAATCACATCACTGGTAATGTAGCTTTGGAAAATAGCCCAACCAGTTGTGTATTTGTATTGGATTGAATAAATTCCACTGTCATAGTTAACAGTACAAAGATCCCCATACAAAGGAGTACGTCCAATGGCAGACAGCACTTCAGCGTTTGTAGGAGCAGCAGAACTGTTAGCTACCCTGATAACAACAAATGTTGTTGGACTTGCTGGAGCCGCTGTAATCACGTCCAAATCAATGGCTGTTCCGGGATCAGAAACCCATCCCGTATTAGGTTGCAAGCTAGCAACTTGAAACTGAATAGACCTAGATCCAGTGGTTAGATACCAAAGGCTATTTGTAGACCCGAATCCACCAGTTACTTGAGTCCAAATGTAATCAGCAGGATTGGTTGATTCTGTAGATGAATCTGAATTACGAATGCCGTAATAAGTAGCCCCAGTAGGAACGTTTGAAAAACCTACAGAACCATCATAACTTTGAGCATATTTAACTTGAATGTATTTGTATAAATATCCAACAACTTGTCCACCAGCATCAATAATCTGGCCTGTTCTTTGATTTGCAGTCGAGCTTGAAGATAGGTTTGCCAACAAATAGTTAACAGCACCCGCAAGTTCATCAGGACTTGGATTTGAATCAAGGAAGAAGGTTGTTGACATTAGAAGGAATCCTCAACAATTTTGGCTTGCCAGTTCATTGCTGTCATATTCCATGTGTCTGTTGAATCGTTAGATTCAATTTTCAATGCTGGCAAAGTGTTTTTGTTTTGGTTAGTAGGAACCCAAGGGGTTTCAGTAACAACACTCATAGTTTGAGATTGACCATATTTTGCTGGCGAAGCAGTTGAACTACTTCCACCAACAGTAACAGTCAATAATCCACTCCCACTCACTTCTGGAGCCATTCTGTGAAGGTATGCTTTGGACAAAAAAGGAACAGGACCATCTGCTGTTTGTAATGAAATATTTGTTCTCTCAAACACAGCGTGAATAGGATTCCCGCTAAATCCATTACCAATTCCAGTTTGAATCAATTGACTGTTATTTAAGCTGCCTTGAGCATACACAACAGTACGCGATGCAAGGTTAAATGCACCTGATTGGTAAATAGGACCTTCTGCTCCCATGCAAGAGTTTTGTACGTCTTTAGGAGGATTCCACACATTCAAGTCATAACGCCATGAAAGCATTTTGTTGCACCATCCTGTTGACGTTAAATCAGGATAGTAAATTTCAATCTGATACTTTTTGGTGTTATTCACCATGTACATACGAGACTGATAGGTTGGATTTAGGTTTTTAAAAAAGTAATCACGAACTTTTTGATTTCCAAGTCCTTGGAATGTTGATCCATCAAATACCCAAATATCACGAGCATCAATACCGTAAACAGTTTGATCAGCATTGACCCAACAGTTGTTGTTCATCAGGCCACGGCCTTGGTTAAACAATCGAACCGCAAAAACAGGAGCTGTGCTGTTTTGATAAGCAATAGGAGCTAAAACCACTGTATCCCAATAGGAACACACATAGAAGTTAGCGCCCAAAAAGAAACCATCAATAATAGGGCCACGTACAGGAATTTCTTGTTCGTTGGCAACGTTATTAAGGGTTGGCATCCATGTGGCAGGAACGCCTGTATTTGCAAATGCTTGTGACCAACGGATTGTTGTCGGATAGTTAACTGTAGTTCCAGTGGAATAAGTTTTTGTCAGATTGCCAGCGACCAAAATATTGCCAACGTTTGGCGAACAATAATTGCGAACAAATCCTGCCGTTACAGATGTGACTGCTGGCGACAGACCTGATTCATAGTTCCAAACATAATTGTCAGGAGCTGCGTCATACAAATGAATTTCTGTATCCGTAGGACGGAAATACATGGGGGCGCGAAGCGTGTCATTGATAAAAAACACGCCACCAACCCAATCTGAAACAATGTTTGTATCGTTTGTGTAACCAGATAAAGCTGCACTAGGGTTAGCACCTACTCCGGGAGTAATATTGGTAATTCCTGATGCTGTGATCATGTACCATTTGCCTTGGGTAGTGGCAGCGATATAAACCCAAGTTGCTTGATCTCGAAATCCGCCATCCATGTAAAACACATTGCCGGGAATAGCAGACAAAATAGCTTGTTCTCCAGCTACTTTTTTAATTCCACGGACATCAGCTTCTACGTTTTGACCAGAGTTGTACTCATTTGCGCCCAAAGCATTACTTGGAACGTCAGGAGTGAACGACATGTTTAAAAACGGAGTTCTGATTCGGGTGTATTCAGACATAGGAATCCCATCATTTCTAGGCTCCGATTCTAAGCTTTTCTCAGGAAATCAGATATGCCTTAAAACTTCTTTTGGACTGACAAACTTGCTTGGATCGTGTTCAGTGAAATCCCACCAAAGAAACTGGTTTTTGGCTAGGTTGTCTCGGCTTTTCAAAAGGTTAATGTTTTCTCTGTGTCCATAAATTAATGGATCAGAAACAGACCACAAAACAATACCTTTTTTGTTTTCTGCCCATCCAAGATGCTGAAGGAATGAATCACAAGAGATCCAAATCCGACATTCATGGATTAGCTTTTTAATGTCTTTAAGGTTTAAATCTTTACGAAAATCGGCAACTAATTGCCGTTCACCTTCAATACCAATCTGGACAATAGGCTCATCAATACCCTTGATGACTTCCTCCCAATAAGGATAGTTCTTAGGGTTTTCCTTACCATTGTGCAGTTTCTTTGCGTATGGGGCTATCAAAATCATGTGTACATCTTTCGATATGCTTCTTCCAAGCTACTTTTCCAATTCCATTGGTGCATTTTCTTGTAAACATTGAACTGGTCAATGCCGCCAAATAGTCGATATGCCTCCGATATTGGCTGTCCATCAACAATTTCTGGATAACAAGTGAATACTAATGGATTCTTTACGTCAGGCAATACTTTAGCAAATACAACGTGATCACCCATGCCGCCATCCAAAACAACAATGGTTTTATCAGCATGAGCAATCCAATTCCTAAAAATAAATTCATCATGGATGAACATTTCTTCTTTTTGTTCAGTACGTATGCCGCCTTCAGGATTCTTCATATGCCACGTAATAGCGTCTGGCACGGTTAAAACCCG